CAGACGGCCAGTTAGTTTAAACAGCAGCCACTGAGTAAGCTGTCATCAAAGCCGCCGCTTTTTCTGCCGCCTTGCTGACATCGCCTTGCAAGATTTCAAAGCCCGCGCCGATGGTTATTGAGCGGCCGGTATTTGCCACATGGCTTGTACCGAAGCGGATCTTGTCAAACGCAGCGGAAATTTGAATTTTCGCAACATGCCATTTGTTGTAGGCAAAAACGTCGGTTGCGCGAACGACCTTACCGTCAACAGTAGAATCGTCAGGAACACGGAGCGTGAAACCTTCCGCGCCATGAGTAGCAACCATGCTGCCAACAGCAGGACTTCCGCCTATCATCGGAAGAACGATAAACGCGCCGCCATCGCTACCGCCACGGACAACTTTAAACGGCATAACAAGCGCAGTTTGCGTGTTTGATGTTGCGCTCACGCCACTTGTCTCCAAGTAACGATGACCCTTGCCATTCTCGCCTGCAACAGCCTTGATGACTTTCTTGCCATCTTCCTCAGCAACCGCACCAGTCCACCCATCAGGATCTCCTGCTTTAACCGAGGTAACAACCGAAATCAGCTTGGCAGTACCGGCATCAGCAGAGGCTTCGAGCGCGTTAATTTCCGCGTTCGCCAAGCTGAATTTAATATTGCTAGGAGCGGCAGGCGTTGCAACATCCGGGCTAGGAGATGCCGGCTGACCTGTCGCACCACCACCGCCACCGGAAGGAGCGGCTTCAAGCTTAGCCTTAATCGGAGCAATCGCCGCCGCAACCGCATTCTGAATCAGAACATCAACATCAGAACGGCTAACGCTCGAAGATCCGGCAGACGTGCCGCTCGCCGTTTCCGTATTTCGGAAGACGTGATCGGCATAAATACCGGTCACCTGATTCCAAGTCTTGTTGTTATCATGACGGCAGTCAGTGTGCGTGCCGGTCTGATAAAAGCCCTGACTCACAACACCGGAGCGGTGAACATAATCACGGTCAGACACATACGGCAACGCAGGATTGGTTCCCTTCGTATATGGCGTAATGTCTAAACGGTTATCGCGTACCGTACAGCCGGTCAAGTTTGCGCTCAGGAACTGCCTGTCATAGTTACCATGCGGCGAATTGCGGGCGGTATTGTTTGCAATATAACTGGCATCGATGGTGCCGTATCGAGCTTCTGCGCCAATCATATAGGCATATGATGCCGCATTGCAGAATGCTTCAAATTCTGCGCCACTACCCTGCCCAGTCGGGTCAACCGCCTGCACGGAAATGGATTTCGCATCACTATACTTCGTACCCGTGGCCGTAATCCGAATTGCAGTAATCACGCCATTTGTAACCGTACACGTTGCCGCACCGCCACGCGCCCCATCACCACCGCCGGCAATGACGATTTTTGTGTCAGGGCTATAATTTTGGCCGCCTTTTTTAATATTGATCGCGCTCAAATAACGCAAACCGAATGGCTCACCAAACGGCAGGGCAAAAGTACAGCTATTGTCCGAAATCGTAAATCGGTTATGCCCGAAGTTACACGGGATACCGCGCGGCGCGTAGATACGGTTGTTTTGAACCGTAATATTTGCGCGAAGCCACCACAGATTTTTATCTTTTCGAGCTTTCACACCTGTTGCGCCATTAATCAGGAAAATACCGTTCAAGCCACAAATGAATTCATTGTCTTTAATAACGATATTCGACTCTTGATACTCGAAGCTGGTAGATTCAGAACGGCCGCCCTTGGTTGAATCCATGGCAAACGTTTCCTCAATCACTACACCGGTGCCGTAGTACAAGCATTTACCAGAGTTACCAATAATCTGAATATTATTGCCGGTATGAGCATCACAGACTTTACGCGCCGCAAATCCAAAATGGTTATTCAAGAACCGAATACCGATTTGAGGCAGGTATCGGCTAGTCCACAACCAATAGCCAGGGTCAACTGTCACTTGACTGTTGTCACGAGAATGACCCAACGAAGCATCAGGATGGCCAACCTTGCCTTCAATACAATTCATCCCCTCAATTGTAATGCCGACACCACGGACAACACCAATACCGCCGATGTAGTTCGCATCCATGAAGCCGCCGTACACCTTGCAATCGTAGCAAACCATGCGCTCACGGATGGCAGTATCAATATCGCCGCCATCTACGGCGCGGCAATCACGGGTAGAATACAAACCGAACTGTAAAGCACTACCAGTCATACCACGGATATCGAAATCCCAAACCGTCATATGATGCACATCATAGAAAACCCAGCCATTTGCAGACGAGCCACGCTGACCGCCAGCCCACATACCCCATTCTTCAGAAACAGTACCGTCTTCTTGGGGAAATTGGTTTTTCGTGCCATCAGCATTCCAGTAGCCGCCGACACTTAAATATTTTCGCACGCTCTGATTCCGCTCGTGTTCCTTAACTTGCGCCCACGTCAGATCAGCCGGTTTCTTGACGTTTTGAACTTGAGCAGCATTATTTCGATAACGTGCTAAATCGTGCATCAAGGTCGTCGTATTAAAGCCCAAGTCGTACAAACCCTTGTCCGCATAACCATAGCCGACATCAGGATTCTCAGGAGTCCACCCATCAATCGGAGCAAACAAGCCCTGACGACCGCCAACATAGCCTTTTTCAAGATAGCGGCGCGAACGGATAATACCGCCATGAATAATTGTGTTGCCGGTGCCACCATCCATTTCAAATACGTTCACACCGAACGATTCAACAACGAATGTGACCCCACGGAAATCAACAAACAGGAAATTCTTGCCCTTGATGTAAATACAAGGCTGCGCACCATCAATAGTCAATTTCATGCTACCAACAGTCACTGCACGGCCGTCTGCACCGAAAACATCAGGCATGTAGCCGATGTTTTTATCCACAGAGAAAGCCGAACCATTACGCGCCGTCAGGTATGAACCATCCGGAATCTTGGCAATAAATTCCGTCAATTTTCGCGATACTGCCGACGCCTCCTCTCGAGACAGTTTGTTTTCTTTTTGGGCAAACATACCGCTCAGGACTTTTGCTCGCATATCATCATCGAGCGCATCTTCAAGATAATAAACGCCGCGCTCAATGGCGATTTTCATATTCGCCTTTTGCTGCTGAGCCTCAAACATCGCCTGCTCTTTGGCAATATTATTGGCCACATCCGCACCGCCCAACGCATTCGAAACTGCTTTACTGACATTACTTGGAGTAATAAGCTTCAAGCCAGTGTCGTTTTCGTTAATCTTCAAAGTACCTTCTTCGCCAACAGCCGCAGTGACCGGCTGACTGGCCAACTCTTTAGCCTCTTTTGAAGCCTTCTTCGCATCCGCAACTGCGCCCGCAATTTTCAGGATTGCCTTATCCAAATTTGATGACATGTTTTCACCCTTTATAAAATTTCGTCAAGTTTCGCCAAAGTTTCATCCGACACATCACCCGACCCGGAATTATTATCGCTAGGCTGAGGAGCAGGCTGCACTGGAGCTGGCTGCGCCGGTGATGGTTGCACTGGAGCCGGAGATGGAGATGGTTGAGGTTGAGGCTGCGCATTATTTGACGGAGCAGGCTGAGCATTGCCGTTTTGATTAACAGGCTGCCCATTTTGATTGAGCAAACCCAGCTTAATCAGATGCGCCGATACCGCCGCTTCGACCTTCTTGTCAACATCGGCGTCAGTAACGCCGACAGATAGCATGTCCAAAAACTGCTGAAAGGTCATCCCCTTAGGCAAAGTCCCGTTTTTAATCCCTTCCTCATAAATACTCATCCGACCGTCAATAACGACCGGCAGGTTTTGCACAACTGCACCAACGATGGTGCCGCCAGTTTGCTTAATAGTCATATTCACACCCCTAAATCAGCCGACAATTTCAGACGGCCCTCAAAAATCACTTTCACAATCCCTCGGACACTTACCTTCACTTCATAATCCGCCGCCGTCCATTCCAAATGCTTCGTATCAGACGGCTGCAAATTAATAGCCAACCCGTCATCCGTTACCGTCAAATCAAACTTCAACGGCAGGCCGTACATCGGGCGAATATTCAAAACTGCCCACTCGACGGCAGACAGCTTCAAAAGGTTTCCCGATGCATCAACAGGGCGAAATAAAAGCGGCTCCGAAGTGCCGCGTTTCAATTCAAAATCAACTTTGCTCATAGCCTACTTTCAAAATCCATCCCAACCTTCGTTACACATCATGACCATTAAAACCTTCTAGTATCAGATTCAGGCACCAACACCCGGACATTTCGCAATTCAATCCATTGCCAGTTTTGAGCCGCCGAGAAGAGAATTGACGAATACATCACAACCGCACCGGACTCACTCTTAAAGCTTTTGAACGTCTCGTTATGGTTGTACCGGTTGAACTCTTTCGCGGTAATAAAGCTCGTGCTTCCATCCCAGTGAACACCGGACGCCCAGTCATCATTCCCCTCGACGCGGTATTCAAATTCAACGCCGTAGATATTCGCCGGCAGATACAGCCGCGCCATTCGGTGCGCACCAACGACATCATGCCGACCCTCAAACGTCTGAATCGCCGACATTCGAGTGAGCGCACCGCCGTTAACATCGCGCCAAACCATCTTACCTGACAGATTTTTGTACTCTTCGTCAATATCAGACAAATAGGCCGTCTGAACAAACGGAACACAATTCACAATCGCGTAATCTTCAGGGACATTAATGCCAAACCGGATGAATCCATCCTTCCAGCGACCAAGAAGCCAGCCGCGAGACCGAATCTTCACCCATCGATTTCGCAAACCGTCTTGATAAACAACCTCCTTCTGCACCTCAATCTCATCAGGAAGCTCAATATCCAATGGCTGCTCTTCCTCGTTGAACATCAATTTAAAAATATTCTCAGGAGGATTCTTCAATCGATAAATTGCCCGACCCCGGTCATCCGTGCTTCTGAGGTATTTCATCTTCATTTGGACATCAACCTCGAACTTGACCATATACGGCAAATCACCGACGGGCAATCGCGCGCCCCACAATCCTTCAGACACACGCGGAAGGCGATAGACTTTCATCACATCACCCTCGATTCGAGAGGCTTTCACAACGCCGGAGAAATAACCATCGCTACCCTCAATACGGCCGCGAACGACAGCATTATTGGCAACGACAGAGCCTTGCGGAGAGACGGTAAAATTCCCGCCACCAATATCAAGCTGCCCACCATTAATTCTCGGAGCCTGAATTTCTTGGTTTGCCGCAATATGCTTACCAAGAATCAGGCTGTCTGAAATGAAATCGCCCGATAAACCAATCTTGCCGCGCCCGTCAACCAACCGGATAACGAATGGCTGACTGAGCTGAGTCCCATTAGGGTCAACCAAAGCGAATTTGTCTGCCTGAATATTAAATTCAGACTTCCCTGTCGTCCCGTCAATACCCTGAGCAATGCCGGTAATGATTTCCTTACCGTCTTTCGTCTTGCCTTTAGTCGTCAACGTCATCAATGACGACAAACTGTCACCAAGACCTTTTAACGTCTTGCCGGCAATCGTAATATTGCCGATTTGTTTCTCAACATCGGCTTTTGACACGCCTTTACTGTTGATGAGCTTCCACAATTCGGCGGAAAACGAATCCTCACCTAAATTCCCCTGAATCAGCTTCAACAACGGCTCAGGGTTATCATCAGATTTACCTGAAACAGACTCACTGAACTCGCCCGTATTGCCCATGCTGTCGATGATACGCACCCAAAAATAAAACGTATCGACAACCGATGCGCCAACCAGCGTGTACGTTGATTGAGGGTACCCGACCACAGCCAGCTTCTTCGCTTTCTGAAGGTTGTTCTCTTTCGAGTACCACACCTCAGTGGAGATATTCCGCATCGGCGTATTCGGCATAATCCAGTCAAGCTGAATCGCATTCGTGCGAGCCGTTGTCGTCAGACTGCGAATGGCATAGTCAATCGTCCAACCCTTCTCAATCGGAGCAGACAACACGCCACGCGCATTGCGACCGCGGATTTCCGCCCGATACTGACCATTAGGCAGATTCTCCAGCGAGATTTCCGCCGTTGTCGCATCGGGAATATGCCGGTAAAGCTTGTTGTCACGATAAATCTTAATATCGTAAGACAACACGCTGCCGTCAGCCGTCAGGTTGTCCCACGAAATGACCAACCTATCGCCTTCCGATTTAATCTCAGGGAGAGACAGCCTCAGCTCAGCACCATGTAGCGTTGTTATATTCGTTTCAAATCGGGCGCGATTATCAACAGCCGCGTATTTTGCCGGGTCATGCAAAATGCCGGATACCTCAAAAGTACCCTCTTCCGCATTCTCTTTTGTGCCGATGATGCGATAAAGGCGCGGTTTCACGCGCCCCATCAACACCCACTCACTACCAGCCTCAACGCTCACAGCTTCGGAAAGCTCCAAGCGGTTTTTGGCAGGCTGAGCCATAATTTTAAAAGTCTTCAGACTATCTGCCATCTGCACCGACAATGCCCTACCGACAGAATCTTCAACATCGCGGTCAAGCGTTACCGTCAAACCCGATACCGCTTTCAGACGGCCTGAAACCTCACCGCCGGCGTAGTCGTTATCCATAACCTGAACAACGTCATACGGCAAATGACGCAAACCTTCACGGCCAACAGTAAACTTGATTGCCGACTGCTGTCGCAATTCCGTTTCCAATACCCACGCGCCATATCGCGCGGCTTGACCACGGCTATCGCAACCAAACGCCATAATCTGTTTGACATTCAGCCCGTATCGCTTAACCGCCTGCTGATCTTCGACGTATTCCGTTTTCGTGCGATACCCGTCAAATTTATCAACATATTGCACGACAACAGCAGTGGTAATGGACTTCAACGGCACGCCGGAATAAGCAAACAGGCCGTCCTTGACATTGCTATTGTTGTACATAGCAACAGGGTCAGAATCCGCATCCATCACCAACGAAAAGCGGTTGCCATCCCATACCGGCAACCCACGGAACACGCTTGCCAAATCAAGCAGGAACTCTCCAGCCTGACGACGGCTTGTAATGTAGGCATTACACACAAACCGCGGCTCTTTGCCGCCAAAGCCATCATCCACAAGCTCATCGCAGTATTTCCCGACTTGGTACAACGTCCATTTATCGATATCAGCCGTTTTCAGACGGCGTGCCAACGTGGAATAACGCGGCTGAGTCAGGACATCATAAAAAACCCATGCAGGGTTATTCGTCCATGCCTTTTTAAACGAACCGTCCCAAACTGAGCCGGTATAAGTACGCTTCACAGGGTCATAATTCGACGGCACATTGACCAACATGCCGTCAATCAAATAATTCCGGCGCGGGTTATTGCTGCCAAACTGGTCAGAGTCCATGGCCAACGCAGCCAATGCCGTATGCGGATAACTCAATTTCGCATCGATAATTTCGACATAGCTGGCAAAGTAAGTCTTATTGACCTCCCTGTCAGTCGAACTATCAGCCGACACGCGCGAAACGCGAATGTTGAACGGCACGCTTGGAAGCTTGTCAAACAACACATCTTGATAATAAACGCCGCTCGATTTTTCCGTAAAAGCCACAGTTTTAGATGAAACAATGCCGTTATTACCGACCAAATCGACCAACATAATTGTTTCAGCCGGCCTTGTATCGCCGTTATCTGCAACGCGATAGTTTCGCTCAACGCCGACCGTAACACGCAGGCGGTTGACCAATTCATCAGTGACCGCACGCACAATCTGATTGCGGTTTTTCACCTCGACCGACACCGGCACTGCACGCTCTGACGCATCAAAGCCGGGGATATAAGTTTGATCGGGCGTGCCGCGCTGGAAAAAGCCGACAATGCCCTTGAAATTAAAAGACCCGTCAGCATTCTGAACGGGCGTATCATCAAAATAAATCGACTTCCACGGTTTATCATTACCACCGGCGAATCCCTTAATCTCGCCCTCGCAAATCGCATCAATAATCCGTAAAGACTGAGCCGAATTTAAGGTATTCGGAGCCTCATACGGCGTAGAACCGCCGCCACCTGATTGACCGCCCATTCAAAAACCCTCAATTAACCGTATAAGCCGCCACATAATTAGCAGCGCGAACGGAATCATTTGAAAAATCTGTATTATATTTTTTGCCATTGGGCGCAACCGCCGCCACACCCTGAACAAACGTCTTGCTCATTCCCAATGTCAAATCAACTGACATTGGGTCATTTTTATCACCGGACGGCTGCTTCGCTTTCGCAACTTCGGAAACCATCCTGATAATACTGTTGCCATGCTCAGAAGAACTACCGCCATCAAGACGGCGCGACTCAATACCCTGCGAAACCACACGGCTACCGCAATAAATCCGACCATAGGCAAGCGGCATCGGTTGACCTTGCGCCGCCGTATTACTGAGGTTTGAAAACCCACTGTTTCGGCTGCTTTCAACACCTTTTCCGCCCTCAAATTTTGGCGGCTTCGTCAACATTTGCGCCACCCCGCCGACAGCCAAACCAATACCAAGCTGAACCGCCCACGGCTGAGCAAAGTAAGCACCGACCACGGCAATAACCACCCCGACGATCGTCTGAATGATGCCGCCGTTCTTACCAGCCCCCTGGACGCGTGGAACAATATGCAGGATGCCTTCAGCCGTTTCGCCGAAGCTACTTTTCAACTCTGCCTCAGACCAATCACGACGGCCAAAACGGACTTGATAAAATCCCTTCATCAATTTTTTACGCAACGCCGGAATCTGTACCATAAGAGCGTGAACCGCTTCAGCAGGGCTGGAAACCTGCAAATCAAAACGGCGGCCGCATTCGCGCAAACCGCCGTACAAACACACTGTAATCATAAATCCACCGCATGAAGCAAATCGTCTTCAACCGCCTGCAACATTTCAGGCTCAAATTCAGGAAGCCGCCAAACGCTATCAATGCGCTCAGACCACCACTGATTAAAAGGCTCACGCCGGCTTAACTGGTTATAAGCATGGTGAAGAATTTGCCCATCGCCCAAATACAAAGCCGCGTGGTTCGCATGACCGCCATAACTGGTCAAAATCACATCCCCACCGCGCAGGCCGTCTGAAACACGGACAAACCCGACACGCTCAAAATGCTTACGCAAATACTCATGCTCAGCATCATCATCAATATCGCCGCGCTCATGATCGGGCAAATCCACACCCATCAGCATAAACGCATCACGAATCAATGCCCCGCAATCAGCCTTACCGTACTCAAACACACGGCCGCGCAAATGAGGGCAACAGCGAAACTGTTTCAGACGGCCTCCAACCGCCAAAATCCACGGCAACCCCGTCTGAATCTGCATTTGACGGTCAGCACCCGACAAGAACGGCTCGCCGTTTGGATGGGAGTGGACAACCGCAATGATTTTTCCGTACTTTGATGCCGTCTCCAAACCCTCGGGCTGAATAACAAATGTTTCATAAGGATTTTCAGCAACATTACGAATCGCAAAAAACCAATTTCCGTTATAAGAAGTATCAGAAATAACGCCACACATTTCTATCGGATAATCAGAATCAGCCTGATATAAAATCAAATCCTCAACCTTCTTAGAAATCTCAATCACGACATCACCTTATCTGCACTTGGAAATCCCCCGAACGGCAAAACCGCCGTCGCACCAAACCGCGCCCGACAGCCGGTCAACGTACCGCTGCAAACGTCCTTTTTCGGGTCGTCGGTCGGAATATCATAGCGGTCAGCCACAGGACGGCCGGTATAACCGCAACCTTCGCCCCGATACTGCCAAATACAAGTATTTGCAAGCATCATCCGGGAGGGAATAATCGCACCATCGGATTCAGACGGCGCGGCAAGCTCGAAAACAGCACGCTCAGCCGTCAAGCTCGTCATCTGCTCAATGACGTACTTCCCGATAATTTCTTGATTAGGATCGGCAGTCGGATTCCCGGACTTAAAGTTCGCCGCATCTAAAAACCGCGCATAAGTCAACCGTCTGACAACGCCAACGCCGACAAACTGGTTATACTGGTCAGCCGCGCCGGTCACAAACCCAAGCAGGTTTGAAACCGTCAACGTCGGACGGTTGCCAGCACCCTGCGAAGTCATCTCAAACCCTTCAGCCGACATCGGCAAAGGCGTATATTCCTGACCCTTCCAAACGACTGCCTGATTCAATTCGTTAACCTGATTGCAGAAACGGAAAACTTCCCCGCCAAACGCGCGGAAATCCACCTCCCACATCTCAACCAACGCATCCTGCTGAGTAGCCGACAACGCCTTGAGCATCGTTCCAGACATCGCCTTCATTCGCGCATTCATGCCATTACCTCTTCAAATTCCGCAGATAGCTCATACACCTTGCCGCCCTTCGGCGTTTCCGTGTACTCGACAACTTTTACCAACAACCGCTCACGCCCCGGCGGAGTCCAGTAAAACGGCTCAACACCGCCGCAGGAATCAAAAAAGCCCTTGATTTCCTCAATCAAAGGCTTTTTACCCGCAAGACGGATTTGCCAAGTCTGCATCTTTGGCTTCAACGTCAATTTCTGCCGTTGCTCATACCCATCACCAAACTTGACCGCTCGAACGTTGAACGTATGCTTTGCCGTACTTTCAGACGTTACCTGCCACTTAAAAACTTTAGCCATTTCATTCCTCAAGAATTAACGACCTTGGTTATAAGCTCCTCCAGGTCGTACAACGTTTTTGACATACCAATTTTCAATCATCGCAGGCAATGCATCGGCAAGCTGTCTGCCCATTTCCGCATCGCTTTCGGCAGACGAATCAGACGACCCGTCACGGTTAATCGTAATGTTTACCGTCATGCCGCCCGTTCCGCCGCCCAAAGCAGCGACCTGCGGCGCAACGCCGACCACCCCGCCCGAAGCGTAGCGGTTTTTATTGATGGCCTCCAGCAAAGCACGATGACGGCGCGTGGACGCCGCATTGATGACAAACTCGCCATTAGACAACATAGCAGGGATACTGTCGCTCGTCGCCGTACCCGCGCCCCACACCGCGCCGCCGTTTGAAAACTGCTGCACCATGCCGCCGTCTTTGAAGCCGCCGCCGCCCCAAGCACTCATCGCCGCCTTCATCGCGTTGAACAACGCCATCTTAATCAGCATCTTAGACAAATCTTGCAGAATAGAAACAGCCAAACTGCGAAAATCAGCCTTGCCGGTTGCCACGAAATCAGCCAACGCATCGGACATCTTACCGAGCGACCCCGACACGACATCCGCCATACCCTCACGCATCGACTGGAAGGAATCAGCATAATTCCTCATGCCGTCTGAAATACCGGCCAGCCAATCGTTACCGAAAGCCTCTTTGGTTTCCTTCGCCAAGCGTAATTGCTCTTGCAGACGGCCATCATTGTCAAGCTTGGCAGTCTGCAAGCTTTTAATGACATCAGCACTGGCCTCCGAAGCACTAGCCTCAGCAATCAGCTTATCGTATTTGCGCGCCGCCGTCAGCCGCTCAACCTCCTCACGCGTTTTGCCAAGCAACGACAGCTCAAACAACTGATCGTCAAAATCACGCTGCCCTGCCGACTCAAGCTCACGAAGCGCATCCGCGTATTTCTTCGCCTCTTTCGTCAAATCTGTCTGATTGTCGGCCTTAATCGCCAAATCCATAGCAGATTTACGCTCAGCCGCCGACCACTTCTCAAAAGTCGGGTCAGACAACAGCCGCAACTGTTCCGCGTAGGTTTTATTCAGATGCGTAGCCGACAACGACAGCTCAGCACTTGCAGCGAGCTGGCGTTTGCCAAACTCCTGCTCCCATTTCTGATAGCCGGTCAGCTCAGGCTTCCGCTCTCTCGCCTCAGCAAACAAACCGGAGCGGGCCATCGCCTTAGCTTGGCCGCCAACACCGCCGGCAAAACGAGCCGCCGCCTCTTGAGACCGCCAATTAAAATGCCAATGGTCAGCCGTCGATTTCGTGCCATTCTTGTTGACCTGACCGCCGACTTCAAATTTGACATTGAAGTCTTTTCCGTCTTCAAATCCCAAAGACTCGAAGTATTGTTTAATCTGCCGCGCAACCTTCGCCTTGTCTTCGCTCTTCAAAGACAGATTAGGCGTCATATCAAACGCCAAACCCTTATTGTGAAAGCTGTTCTTCCCAATATGGTATTTGTCGTTTACCGCACCAAATCGAACCAGCTTGTCGCCTAAAAACTGCTGCATCGCGTGCATCGCAGCATAAGTACCGCCAAACGCACGACCACCTGCCTCAGCCCCAGGCTTCAGCCTTAATCCGGCAGAAGTAGTCGGAAATAAATTTTTATTCCCGGACGGCCTCGATGATTTCCGAGCTTCACGCGCCGCATCAGCCGCCAATTCCTCTTTGTGCTGTTGACGCAAGCGAGCAAGGTGCTTTTCCGCATCGGCAATCTGTTGCTTACTGCCATACTTCCTAAGTTTATTAAGCTCTTCCTGCCAGAACCGTATTTCGCGCGCAAATCTCTCAGCCTTACTCTGAGTCCGGTCTCTCAGACGGTCGAAATTAGCGGCAGCACTGACCGAATCAGCCTGCTCTTTCCGAATATTGGCCGCCTGCTTCTGAGCTTCATCGCGCATCTTAATTTGCTTTTCCAGCAAATCAACAACGCGCTGCCGCTGATCAACCATTCGCTGACCATCGGGATTGTTTTTTGCAAATGCTTTTGCACGCTCCAAACCCTCTTGCTCAACAAATAATCGTCTTTCCAACGTGGCATCACGGCCAATCTCTTTCAGCCCCTCCCACGCCTCGGCGGCAGTATCCTTTATCGCCTTCCAGCCGCGCTCAATCGCCCCCAAATTCTCAAGCACACGCTCGGTCATCCGTTGCGATTCGTCAGAGTATTTCCCCTGTACAAGCGCAACAGCTTCCTGCTGTCTGCCCTGCTCAATCAACGCACGCGCCTGCTCATACACATCGGCGTTCAGCGTTTGGTAAACACGCGAGAACTTGACGACGGCCTTCAACGGATCGTCAGCGATTTCCTCATAAACACGCGCCAAATCCTCCACGCTCTTGCCAGTCGCCTTTGACTGCAAAACGACAGATTCAGCAAATCGGCCATAATTCTCAGAGGCTACCGCGCCCGACTGCACAAACAGCAAAATCGCCTCACGCGCATCAGACCAGCTACCCGTTGTCCGACCGACAGAATCGGCAACCGACAACAGCTTACCGGCCGATGCGCCTGCGCTACCACCGGCAAGAATAACAGCCGCAGAAAACCGTTGAGATTCCTCCGATCCGTCGTAATACGCCTTACCGACAGCCCCCAATCCGGCAATCAAGCCACCAAGAGCCACCGTTGCAGGATTGATACTCGCAGCCAATCCCTTGAACATATTACCGAAGCCGCCGAACGAATCACGAAGCTGACCGCCTTGTTGCAAGGCAACCATAAACGGATTCTGACCGCCGGCCAACTGCGTAACAATATCCGTGAACTGCGCCGGAACCATCCGCATTGCGCTGTTGTATTGCCCAACAGTAATGTTGTTCAGCTTAAGCTGATTCTCCTGCTGCTTCAGAGATTTCGTCACCTCACGGATTTTGGCTACATCCGCGCCGCGTTGCCGCGCCAAAGTCTCATAATAAGCAGCCGTGCCACGTCCGCCGGCCTCTCGTACCGCGATTTCGCGCTGCACAGAATTAATAATCGACTGAGTCGCACGCTCCTGCTTCTTGGTCAGCCGTTCGGCCTCTTTGCCGGCCTTATCATACCCGGCCGCTACCGCCGCCGCGCCTGCTGCCGATTCCTTACCGGCTTCCTTCGCCGCCTTGCCGATATTGCGCAGCGCGACTCCTGCCTTTTTCGCACCATACTCAATTTCGGTGACATCCAACCCGGCCTTAATCGTATTTTCAGCCATCCTTTTTTTCACCCATTATCGACAAAGCCTCGCGTTCCATCACGCGCAAAAAACCAAACAACTTTTTGCGGCGGCGTTTTTTGACACCCATCATATCCATAGCAACATCAACGGCGTTGTAATCCAACGCGTAGGCACCCGCCATGCTAACTCGCCACTGACCCGACACCGCCAAAAACAACTGCACCGCCTCCCAATTGTTCGGCCACACCTCCACCTCATCAGACAAGACGTCGGAATCGTCAAACCCGAAAAGGCTCAACGCAGATACCGTCTTCTCATCGTCAGAGAACATCGCACGAACGGCGGCAATTAGTTTTTTTCGCGTGCGCCGTCATAAGACAAATAATAGGCATTGATAATCGCACCACCCGAGCGAGGATATTCATCCAAGAGGTAGGCAACATTCTCAGCATTCAGCTCATCATCGAAGCCCCAAGACTTGACGATGTCCAAAACAATTTCAGAATCGCTGACAGAACCGTCATTGAGTTTGTCGCCCAATTCCGCCAACGCAGGGCGGTTTTTCCACACAAACTCAAATTCGACAGCCAAAGGCTCACCGGCAGGAACAGGGATTTTTACTTCAGTTTTAAAAGTAGCCGCATGGCCCAATTTCAATTTAGACATTTTCTTTTTCCTTAAAAAAGGTGTCGTCCGAAACCGGACGGCAAAACACAAACCCAAAGAGCAAAAATTAGAGGAAACCTAATCTTAAGAATAGCGGTTAAACAAACCTGCCAGCGAATACGTCATATTCGCCGTCATGATTTCGTTACGCACCACGGTCGGCATCGCGTTCATGCTCACATAGCCGTTGTAAACGACTACGGATTTATTCTTCAGCACAATGCGCATCGGAGTCAGCTTGCCGCTGTCGCTCGCCGCTTTCGCAGCCTTATAGCCGGGCAAGTTCGGGTCGTCGGCAATTTTGAAAGACATCGAACTGGCAGACTGAGTTGTCGGAATCTTACGGTCGAAGTCTTCTTCCAAGAAGCCGTATTCGTAAAATTGTTGCTCACCGCCCTCAGACGACAGCTCCATAATCTGCGTAATTTGTTGCCAAGAGCTAACCTTTTGGCAAGAGCCTGCGCCCGAGCCGGCCGGATATTTATTCAAATCACGCGTATCAACGCCATCGAGCTTGAAGCTGTTTGCATCAACGCTTGTCACACGGAACACGCGCTCATTCAAACCGCCCCAACCCGAAACGATGACGACATAGTCGCCATTCACCAAACCATGCGCAGCACAAGTAGCCACAGCCTCTTCCGCATTGGAAATTGCCGTAATTTTCTTCTCCGCTGCCAGCCCGGTTGCAATCTGCACAATCGAGCCATTCGCCAAAGTAACAGCCATAATAAAACCTCAAAAAATACCAAATAAAAAGGCCGTCTAAAACAGACAGCCGCCGTCAAACCGCAACCTAAGCGGTAATCACAAAATCTTGCACCATACCGCGCCGGTCATCATCCAAAACAACCGACTCAGCCGCAGACACAGCATAAGCCTCAAGCGAAGACAAGACCGACTTCTCAATCTCAATACTCTTCGCAATCGCGCCCAGCCTGTCGAAATCCCAAACCGAAACAGAAAACCGCACCTGATAGCCGTCTTCCTCCAGCGGGTCGATAAACAAATTACCTGCACCGCCCACGCGCTGCACAATCACCAACGGAAACTCAGCTTCTTCCGGCGCAAAGTCATGGTACACATCAACATCAGGCACAGCCTGATTGATGGCCCTAATCAGCAAGCTGTCCATTGACCACCTCCAAAACCGCATTCAGCATCGCAGCCTCCATCTTTGACTCCTGAACCTGCAACGCAATCGATACAAAAGGGCGCGCGGCAATAGACTTGCCGTTTTTACGCTTTACGCCGTTATGAACCATATAGCCATAAGGGACAGCCTTCAGCGAACCGCCCTCATATCGGCCACGGCTGCCCTCTCTATCACGCCAACCGACCTGATACACAGCGCGACGGCCGTCAACCGATTCCGATTTATCGTAAAAAGCAAAAACCGAGCCTCTCAAATCGCCCGGCTCAAAAACATAACGCCTTTTGCTTCCATCCTCATTTCGGCTGCCCTTACTGTAAAAATAATGGCGTTTCTCACTGCGGGGAGCCTGAATCTTGACCTCATCACGCAACAATTCCACGCCCTTAAACGCCGCCCACCGCAAGCGATCGCCGACCGCCTCCGGCAAACTGTCAAACCGCGCAATCGCATCGGAGAAATCCGCATCAATTTCCACTTTCATCAGGCAGGCTCTCACACGTCAAATCCAAAAATTCACGCCGGCGCAAATCAGGAATGACCGCGCGAATCACATAAATCCCATTCTCCGTCTTGACGCGCATATCAGCAGAAATACCCGTTCGCCAGCGAATCCGCACAGAAGCGCGTACCGAAGCCGTCAACACATCATTCCGCATCGTCTCCGAACCGGACACATGGCGCACATCAGCCCACAATTTAGCCAAAGGCCGCCAAACAGACACCGTCGCACCCGACTTGTCCTTTTCTTTCACCCGTTGGAGAATCTCCACACGGTGACGCAACTGCCCAGCATTCATACACACCTCAAA